TCGGCAAGGGTCGCGCCTCTGCCGTTTATCACGAGTGGCAGACGGACAGCCTGGCTGCCGCAACATCGGGTAACGCCGCTGTTGAAGGTGCAGACGCTACTGCCGCTACCCTGTCGCCCACGACTCGTCTGGGCAACTACACCCAGATCGTTCAGAAAACCATTCAGGTTTCTGGCACTCTGGAGGCAGTTGATAAAGCAGGACGACGCTCAGAAAAAGCCTACCAGTTGGCCAAAGCAAGCGCCGAGCTAAAGAGGGACATAGAGACCATCATTACCGCCAACCAAGGCCGTACCGCTGGTTCTTCGACGTCTGCTCGCAAGATGGCTTCGCTGCTGTCATGGATTAAGACCAACACCAACAAGGGCGGCGGCACAACGGCTACCGATCCCACGACCATTGGTGAGTCCACCCGTGGCGACGGTATTACCCGTACCTTCCAAGAGTCCATGCTCAAGGATGTGGTCCAGCAGGTTTACACCGAAGGTGGCACACCGACCCTGTTGGTTGTTCCTCCCGCTCTGAAGCAGGTTGTTTCTGGCTTCCAAGGTCTGTCGCAGCATCGCTACAACAGCAATGCAACTGGCGACATCACCATTCTGGCTGGCGCTGACCTGTATCAGTCTGACTTCGGCGTTCTCCAGATTGTCCCGAACCGCTTTATGCGGACCCGTGACGCTCTGGTTCTAGACCCTGAGTACGCATCGCTGAACTACCTCCGTCCGTTCCAGACCAACGATCTGGCAATCACGGGTGACAGCGAGAAAACTCAGATTCTTGCCGAGCTTACGCTGGAAGTTAAGAACGAAGCCGCTCATGGCGGTATCTTCGATCTGAGCGCAACCTGATTGTAGATTGCGTTAAATTGTGGTAAATTCTGGGGCGGGTTATTCCCGCTCCAGATTCCCAAGGAACACTGTGAAACTCGGAACAGAAGTCGTAAACGGTACAGTTAAGACCTACTACGCAGACGGCGACGGTGGACTAATCATTGAGTCCCAAACCGACATAACGCCATTCATAGAAAAGAATAAAGCAGAATACGCCAAGATTGACGAGAAGGCGAAGTGGAAGGAACTGACCAAGGTCGCCTCCATACCCTTTGCAGTCATAAAAATGCTCAATGAGAAGGGCATTATGCGCGGATTCCACATCGTCGATCAGACGGCACTCAAGGCTTGGTTAAACGACCCAGAGAACAGATTTTTTAGGACACGCCCGGGGCGGGTGTAGGAGGTAGCATGGCAAAGAAGGGCAAGGTGGTTGCTATTTGCATACCATCGCGGGGAGAAATGCAGATTGGAACGGCGTTTGACTTGGCTACCATGTGTGGCTACGACAGCCGGTTTAGAAAAGGCCACCAATCGGTCTACACGGTCAACGGAACCCTGATATTTGACCAGCGAGAGAAACTCGCACAAGAGGCGCTGAAAGACGGCGCTGACTACATACTGTGGATTGACGCAGATATGCGCTTTCCCAAGAATACGATTGAACGCCTGATTGCCCACGACAAGGACATCGTAGGGGTAAACGCTACCACGAGACAGATTCCGGTGCGGGCAACGGCAAAGAACTTAGACGCTGACATGGAAAAGCGTGTCAACCATTGGATACCCGTATCGTCTAAAGGCAAGACAGGATTAGAGCGCGTCACCTCCATAGGGTGCGGCGTGATGATGGTCAAGGCCGAGGTGTTCAAAAAGACACCGCAGCCGTGGTTCTGGTTTGAGATGCTCCCCGGCGACAAGTTGCTGGGCGAGGATGTCTATTTCTGCGTCAAGGCATACGACGCTGGATTTGATACCTACGTTGACCACACATTATCAAACGAGATAGGACACATAGGGTCGTACACATTCGGGTGGCACGACATTAAATTGGAAGAACAAAATGGCGCTAACGAACTACACGGACTTGAAGGCCACGGTCGCCAGTTACCTGGGGCGGTCGGACCTGACCAGCCAGATTCCTGACTTCATCACCCTAGCCGAACTGCGCCTATCGCGTGACATTCGTACACGCAAGATCCTCAAGTCCGTAACCACAACCATGACTAGCGGCGACCCCACAATCGGGTTGCCGTCTGACTTTTTAGAGCTCCGCGACATCTACGTCCAAGGAACTCCAAGGATATCCGTGTCGTACTTATCCCCGTCTGCTTTCAGCCGGGATGCCCGGACAACGGACTCTGGTCGGCCCGTGTTCTACACCGGACTAGGATCAGAGTTCCAATTTGCCCCAATCCCAGACACAAACTACACGGTGGAGATGCTGTATTACTTTAAGCCAACCCCGATGTCGGTATCGGTGGCAAGCAACGAGTTTATGGCTAACTACCCCGATGCCCTGCTCTACGCAACGCTGGGAGAGGCAGAGCCGTATCTGATGAACGACGCTCGGGTCAACACCTGGGCGGCAATGTATGACCGCGCAATCGCCCGCATCAACACCTCTGACGAGAACTCAGAGTACGCAGGCGCACCCATTTCCATGTCTGTCACCACGAGGTAATTATGGCCGAAATGTCCAACTATTTAGAGAACGCGCTGCTAAACGCCGTTCTCCGCAATACATCCTATTCATCCCCGTCCACGGTGTTCGTGTCGCTTTACACCTCTGACCCCACCGATGCTGGCTCGGGTACAGAAGTCTCGGGTGGCTCCTATGCCCGCAAGGATGTTACCTTTGGCGCACCCTCTAACGGCGTGGTGACCAACAGCGCGGCAGTCGAGTTCGCACAGGCAACCGCTTCGTGGGGAACCGTTGGCTACATTGGCCTGCATGACGCCGTGACAAGTGGAAACCTGTTATTCCATACAGCCCTGACCACGGCCAAAACCATTGAGTCTGGCGACATCTTCAAGATCGCCGCTGGCTCTCTGAGCGTTACCCTTGCTTAATGCCGCTCACCCTAGAGGAGTTAGACCAGTTTGGCACTCTGGAGTCGATGCCGCAGTATTCGCTCGACCACGACTGGTATCCAGATAGGGTTTGCGGTAGTTGGACGTTAGATGAGTTAGACAACTTCGGGAATCTGGATACGATCCAGTTCTCGATAGACAGCGAAATCTGGGGGACTGCTTGCATCTTCCTAGACGCCCCAGCAGACATTACTGCAAGCGCAAGCGTAGATGCACAAGCCTACCGGGAACGTACCGGAGAAGGGCTGATTACATCTGAGGCAAACTTAGATGCAACCGCATTTGCCATTCTAGGCGGTTCTGCGGCCATTACAGCCGATGCCAGCGTTTCAGCAGAGGGTATACGCATCCAGCAGGGAGAAGCCGTTGTAGAGGCTTCTAGCACCGTTAGCGCCGAAGGCAACCTTATACGCTCGGCAGAGGCAAACATTACCGCTGAAGCCACGGTTTCTGCGGATGCCTTCCGAATTACCGAAGGTGTGGCAGATATTTCCGCTTCCGCAACAGTTGATGCAACGCCGCAAAGGGTGCGGACGTTTGAAGGATTGATTACCTCTGACGGCTCGTTTAGCGGTGAGGCCATTCGGGTTCGGACGGCCAGCGGTGACATTACGGGAACCGCAACTGTTTCCTGTACGGCTGGATTTGAAGCCTTTGGTCAGGCAAACATCACCGCAGAGGCTACGGTCGTCTGTAACGCCAACGCTGTGTTCAGCGCGGTGGGTGCGATTACTAGCAATGCCGTGGTGGTGGCAGACGGACGGATTATTGGTGACGAATGGGGTCCGGTCACACCCGGAGCAAACACTTGGACGCCGGTATCAGAAGGCGCAAATACTTGGACAGATGTGACGGTAGGGCCAAATACATGGACGCCCGCATCTGTGATGTCAAACACTTGGACAACCAATTCTGCTGGAAATAATACATGGCAACTAGGATGAACTTTGACGAATGGCTGCCGGACCAGCCAGGACTTGTTGGGGCGGTCAAGGAAGCCCTAAACGTAGTCCCGCAAGCCGTGGGTTATGGACCGCTACGGACGCCTGTGGACTATTCCCAAGCCGCCTCCGAGAAC